TTGGAGCCCCGTCTGACCCTGGAGACCTGTTAGCCCTTGGAGTCCAGTCTGACCTTGAGGCCCTGTTAGCCCTTGGAGCCCTGTCTGACCTTGAGGCCCTGTGGGTCCTTGGAGCCCTGTCTGACCCTGAGGCCCGGTGAGTCCTTGGAGCCCTGTTGCTCCAAAACCATTAGGAAGATCAGATAAGACTATTGTTGCATCAGCATAATGCACTCCATCTCCACGTAAGTAATGCCCGGCTGGTGCTAGACCATTAATTTGATATCCACTGGAAGTGTCTACAGACAAAGAGGTCGAATATTTTGAACTATCAAAAGTAGCTACAAAAACATTATTGTGTGCAATAGTAAAGGGTACGTCTGCAACAGTTCCTATAATTAATGGAAGATCTGATTCAAGAGCACTTACATTTTGATACTGAGATCCAAAATTAGTGTAGTCGGTTCCTGTCGAGTAAAGAACTATACCACTACTATTATTATTAAATACATTTACATCTGTTGCTCCAGAAGAATCAATATTAAGAGCACTTAAACCAACACTTATTTTTTTAGTCCCAAATACTGACAACGTTATTGCATCAGGTCCTTCTAGACACATCATTGTGCTTTGAGCTACTGTTCCATCAGCAGAACCAAATAAGAGCTCAGAAGGCTGTAACGATGTCATATCCGTTGGAGCTATAACACCTTTTCTGCCAACATAACGATAACCGGTTATCTTAAAAGGCTTAGAAAAAGCCGTAGTACTCCCATTAAAAATTAGAATACCTGTCTGATAATCAAAAAACCATTGAGAATTATCCGTGGGAAATATTTCAGAGCCATTATTCTGATATATATGAACATCATAACCCGTACCCATCGCCGCAGAAGGACTGAATTTGTTACTTATCCAATCTTCAAGCCGGCCTCCAGAAAAAGCATAATAACACTGTTGACCGGATACGGTTATATCCTCGGTCAATGTGAACAAAGTCCTCAGTTCTGCTATTCCTTGAGAAACCGCTAGAGACGGATCAGTCGGAATAGGAGATGTCCATATCTCTCCAAAACTAAAATTTATGGTTTCATCACCATTCTCATTATAATAAGCCTTGTCCGAGTTAGTCTCGCGTTTATTTATCAAGGTTTTAAATGATAGATCACCAGTATTCCAAGACATCAAAAATCTCCTTTAAAAACCTGTAACAACTATATGAGATGCTTGCGCAGCTGACACATTCTTCAAAACTGCCCGTATAAAAACAACCCCAGATGAATATGAAGAAGAACTTGTTCCAAAAGTTAGATTAAGAGTACCTCCATTAGAAGACCCGAGCTGACACCCAGTACTATCTCCGACTGTACTGCCAAATGCCCGACCTCCATCTAACCAGTCCGTCGCCGAAGGAAGCCTGATATCAAAATTCAGATTACCAGAATGATCCGGAGAAATATCCGTGTAATTCATTCCTGTAAAAACCACGCTCATATTGGAATAGCCCATACCAATACTTACACCCCAAACCACCGTTTGATCCCCTGTAAAAGCCGAATAATTATCACCAGCCTGGGCCGGCAGATAACCTGAAGTAAAATTGATCGAAGGATATGTCCACACTGAATTATAAAGTTGTACATCTCCATTACTTAGTGTGGTCAAACTATTCCAGTTTCCCGTAAGTGATCCGGGTATCAATGAAAAATCAGTTGATAATGGAAATCTATAATTTTCGTCAAACATCGTAATGTTTCCATTAGTACTGTACGTCGTGCTATAAGTATTAACAAGACGGTTAACCGAAGCCGATGAGTTTGAACCAGAGTCTCCATTAGGCTTACGACCTGTCACGAGACCTCGTGCATTTATGCTATAAGCATTAGAAGCATTAAGCGCCACACCACTCTGGTCTAGGGTATAATTTTGATTATATCCAAAACTAGCCCCATTTATCACTGCATCAACGTTGTTCAAACCCGACATCGAATAAGAAACAGGATTCGTTGGCTTAATGGCCTGATTTGCCAGGTTACTGATCTGTGCATTAAAATTAAATGTGTCCCCCAAATAATAATAACGTACTCCAGACAAATATCGAGAAGTAACCAGAGTGTTTTGAACTACAGTCAAACCGGCCGGGAAAGAAGGTGCTAAATTACTGTTATCATACCAGAATAAAGTATCACTCGTCGACTGGTCCACAGCCCCGACCGTATACTTTAAAGAATGCCTTTTAAATCCAGGTGTGCTTTGTATATAATTTATCTGGGCATTAGCCTTATGCCATATCGTGTTATAAAGAGCAACCGAAGTGACCTGAAGATCTCCTGTGGTCCCCGCTCCTGAACTTGCATTCCTTGTGTAAGTAGCCACATTGTCATCAAGATGAGCAATGGCCCCTACATCTCCTCCAAAAGTACTGCCACATTTAAAAGCTGTTGTAGGATCTGGACTCGCAAGCACATAGTTATTCCCTACCACATAATCTGTAACTGTACTTCCTGCTGCCATACCATCTTGATACCACAAACTTGCTGATAACCCTGTAGGAAGAATAGCAGAATATTTTGTTTGCCCGGACATAACCAGGCTACCTGACAGAGCACCTGGCGCCGCAGGAGCTATGGCTAATAAAAGTCCATTAAGGTCATCGATAGCATCTGTTGTAATCGTACTCGCAACAAAGGGAAATATTCCGGACGTAAATGTTCCGTCAGTAGGTAACCCTAAAGGAATAAGATTGGCTACAGTCGCCCCGACCCCCGTAAATCCTTGTAATCCTGTTTTTCCTTGAACTCCAGTAACTCCCTGTGTACTGGCCCCAGTAAGTCCTTGAAGACCTGTTTGACCTTGAACTCCTGTTCCTCCCAACGCTCCTGTAATTCCCTGCACACCAGTCAAACCTTTCAATCCCGTAGGCCCCTGAACTCCTGTCGGACCCTGCAACCCAGTAGCTCCTTGTACCCCTGTTGTTCCCTGACCCTGTAACCCCGTCAATCCTTGAACCCCTGTAGGTCCTTGTAAACCCGTATCACCTTTAGGACCTCCATATGGACCAGATGGACCTGTAATACCTTGTAAACCTGTTCTCCCTTGCAGTCCTGTTGTTCCCTGACCCTGTACCCCGGTCGAACCGCTAGTCCCTTGTACACCTGTCAAACCCTGCAAGCCTGTAAAGCCGACATTTCCAGTAGGACCTGTTGGGCCCGTCGACCCAGTCTCTCCATTTGGACCCGTTGGGCCCGTTGCCCCAGTATTTCCAACACCTGAAGGACCTGTTACCCCTTGAGAACCGGTCGGGCCCGTAGCCCCCGTCGCGCCTGCAATAGGAGGTAATACATTGGTACCATCACTTACCCGTAAGAATCCAGATTCTATAAAAGCTTGCCCATAAATTCCGGAATTAGAGCTATCAAAATGTGTAGCATCGAGCCATATTCCTTGGGCGGAGAAATAATGCGTTGTATCAAAGGCAACCAGCGAGGTAGTCACATCACCTAGAGTATAAAAATTTCCTCTATTATCTATCCACCAACAAACTGAACTCACATCAAGTCCAGACGAATCATTATGTAATCGAATCATCGTAGCCGAGGAATCTGTCCTGTTATGAAGAACATATAAAGATTCACTAAAGCCCTGATTCAATAAACGTACGACTTCACCTGTGTTATCGTTAGATTTATTAATTCTTAAAGCCGGTCCGACCTCGGTACCGGCAACAAAAATATCAAGGCCGGGATTGGTCGTATCATGTCCTAGAACAACCTTGTCCCCAACATGAGAGATTAACTGGGCTATACCTGAGCCGGTATTATAAACTCCAAGGCCCACATCCGTGCCCCAATTAAAGACTTCGAGGCCTCTTCCGAGTCCTGACGAATCTTTGTTTACGGATAAAGCAGTATCATTACCTATTTGTATAATTTCAACCGCAGTACCCGCTTTATTTGCAACTAATATTGAACCTTGAGTACTGTTACTATAAATATCCAATGGAATTCCAGATAAACCGGAATGATCTATGGTTAAGTCATTCCCAGTTCCTTTCGAAACAACTGCAATTCCATTTGCATTAAAATTTGTATTTAAATAGACCATCGTCCCAGCAGTCTGATCCACGTTAATTGTCACGGAAGGAGAAGAAGCCTGATTGAAGAGATTAAATAAGGGACTGGTGCTATTACTTTGTACGTTTAAAACCGAACCCAAAAATCCTGGAGCATTCTTCGTGATTATAATAGAGTCCCTGCTAGCATCATCCCGGATCTTGAATATTCCTCCATCAGTCCCTAGATGATTCAAACAAAAATCATAGCTCTTTCCAAGGTTGGTAACATCAAACAAGCAACTTGTAGAGTCTAAGGAATCTCGTTCAACATGGAAAATGCTACCTGTTCCTGTGGAGACAATATTAAAAACAGGTGCATTTTTAGAGGTGGAATCAACCGTAATATTATAGGCAGGAGTCGTCGAATCATGATATTGATTTATACTTCCATAAATCGTGACCTTATCCTCATAAGGTGCCGTGGAATCTCCTAGCTGAGTATTTCCTTTAACCTCCAGACTTTCCACAGTCATACTTGCAGACATGCTCGTAACAAATAATTCCCCGTCCACGGTTAAATCTCCATGAATTTCGGCATCATTTGTAACCGACAAAGTTCCGACAGTATAATCCGCGGTCGGATCAATCTTTGCAGGCGTTATTGCACCATCTGCGATCGCCGAGCTATCTATTCCTCCATTGGAAAATAAACCGTCTATCTCGGATATGGTCCGGACCACAGTCCGAGTATCCGTGATCATATTGGAAAGAATATTTGCCTGACCAACCGGCCGTAGCACTTTTGCTATGTTTAAAGTAAGATTTTGAACCGTACCATCTGAAGAATAATCAGAAGGATTTGGAAAGCCCTCAGAAACTTTAATATCGGATACAATACGAAGCCTGTTTGCGTTAGGAGAACCAACCTTAAGATCCAATAAGGCTGCATCGTAATATTCACTGCTGTGATCAGCTGAAACCTCACCGAGATGAAAATCTACATAAACATAATCCGTACGGTAAGGTTCCCAGTTAATTCCATCCAGAGTCCTGTAAATTGCCCCGTTTGCTCCGCCAACAAAACCCGTTGTGTCTTTAAAGACTACAGCATTCAGATTGACTCCTGGAGCTATGATGGTTGCGTCCCAAGTGACTCCATTAGTAGTCTGAGTTATAACACCATTCGAGCCAACAGCCCATCCAAGAATCGTACTGGCAAAATAAAGATCGTGTAAATTTTCCGAAGTATCCGAATTGTATAAGCTCCAATGAACTCCTCCATCTGCTGTTCTTATTACGACACCATTATCACCAACAGCATATACTGTATTGATATCCAGAGCAAAGACTCGGGCAAGATTAGTCGACACAGGACTAGACTGATCAGTCCAGCTGACTCCATCGGTAGAGTTTACTATTGTTCCAGAAGCTCCTACAGCCCAAGCAAAATTCTGATTCTGAGATGCAATTGAAACCCCACTTAGATCAGAGGAGGTAGGAGATGATGCTGCCCACCAGACAGCCGCATTATATAGGAGTATTGTTCCCGATTCCCCAACGACCCACCCAAAGTTTGTAATAAAGTCACAGCCCAAGTAATTCAAACTAGTAACAGGTAATGGAGGCTGAGAAACATTAGTCCAATTCAATCCGCCATTAACTGTTTCTAGGACAGTTCCATAAGACCCAACGGCAAAACCATTAGCCGCATCAAAAAAAGACACGGAATAAAAAGTCTGCCCAGTAGGGTATATTGTATTAGAAGCCCAGCTCCGACCATAATCATTTGAAACAAAAACAGGAAAAACAGTATCTAGATTCGTTAATGCTAATGTCGAATCTTTCAAGCTGAAATCAGTAATAGCAGACGTAGGACCAACAGGCGTCGTAAGAGCCGGTAAAAGAGTCGCTGTATACCCATCCCGAGTTATGAGCCCCGTACTTGTTTGATCTTTATAAGATATGTCGCTATTTAAATATAACCGGTACCCATCCAGATACATATTTGCTGGAGAGGCTCCGTCTCCCCCAGTGATCCTGAAATTGTTTACCGTATCTGAAGGATTCTGAACAATTTTAAATGCTGTGTCTATGGCACTGTCCCCGACCTGAGCCTGAATAAACCTTCGATTAAATGTGTTGGATATGTTATGAAGATCGCGGAGCTCGGCATCGGTAAGATTGGCTAATTCTTGAGCTTGCAATAAGTAATATCTTTTGTCTTCATTAAATAATTCGGGGGCATAATCGCCATGATATGTTTCGGACATGGGGACACCTTTTTGAAATAAATTTAAAAGGCCATTATAGCTATATAGCTGGTAAGTTAATTTGGAAATTAAGAGATTATTGACCTAAATCACCGGAGTCGGCCGAGAGGACTTCCTAATCTGGAATAAGCATTTCTATCAAGCATCGAGTTCATGCCTTTTCTGGCTACTTCAGCCTGAAAAGCTGCGGTCGGTCTCATTGTGTAGAGAGCGGACCTTTTCTGCTTAAGATAATACTGTCGGTAGGATTTTCCCTGTTCCGAGGTCGATTCCACAATTTTATTACCGATTACCCCACCCTTAGCCATGAACTCCGTAGCTATATATACAGCCCGAGCAAAGGCATCGGAGAGGTCATCATGATGACCCTTCAAGTCAGGGGCCCGAACAGAAATAAGGTATTTTGAATAGAGATCTGCCTGTAACCGTAGCATTTCCGTAACCAGGGGCAGATCCTTGGTCATTTTTTCATTAACTATATGCGGCTCATCCTCTGGAATTCTTAAGGAAGCATCCAGCATCTTCGTCATAAAGTTCTGGTAAACACTTGAATTATATTCCCTGGTACAATGAACCGCCTCAAACTGCTTTAGCCCCCTATCGTGCAAAGCAGGAAGTATAGCCATACCGTAGTGCTGGTCCAGCACTCCTTTGGAAATAAAAAATTTATTTGCACACTCTGCGATCCAATCCGCCATCTCTTCCGGCCTGAAATACCGATTTTCCTCAGCACAGTCCTTTTTCTCATCAAAGGCGTATCGTACATCTATAAAATCCAATTCAATAAAATCCTTAGTCCCACCTTCTACCGTTTGTCTTACAACGTGACATATAGCTATTGCCGTACCATCGCTTTTAAGCCCAAGATCAATCCCCATGAAATGTGGAACTCTTTCATAACTCATCTTCTTAACTTTAAGACCAGGAACAATATTAACCCTGAGAATCTGTTCATTATCAATCCACGCCGAAACCCGGTCACTGAACTGAGCTCCATACTCGCTCATATAAGTTATAGGATTCTCTACATATTTCGACCGCAACATCTTCGGCGGTATTGTATAATCCACTTCCCAAGTCGGAGCCTGAATCATCAACAAATTTTCACATTCCTTCTCCATGGATCTTTGATAAATTTCATAAAACTTACCCGTACGAGCCGCAGGAGAAGAAATACAAATAATCCGCCCATCAGATTCCCCATCTGGACGGTTGAATTTAATAACGGAGGGTGTTACCGCGTCATATATTTCCTTGTCAGACTTGTCCACGGAGCTGTCTGTTTCGAAGAAATAGGCCATTTCATCCATAACTGCAATAATATTGTTATGTCCACGGAGCCCACGTCCACTACAAGGTGCCGCGACAATTCTTAAAGAAGGTCGACCACCCTCACCATACTTATCGATGTCCCTTTGAGTGCTTAACCGCATATAACTAAGGGTGGGTCTATCCCTAAACTTTTTAAAATAATCCGAACACTCCAGATGCCCGGCAATTCTACGGAAAAGTTCTGCGGCTTGTTCTTGGTTTGTGGCTATGCAGGAGATACGTATTTCGTCGTCCGGCATGATCCGGTAAAATTCCTGGGGGCATACTTTCTTAAGGAGTTTATAAGCTTCAAAGGCCACTAGAATGGCGATACTACTCGTCTTTAAACCGCGGCGCCCGATAACAAGGTGGAGATTAGACCGACTCTTTTTCGGGTCCCCAGTAATTTCCTTTACATTTATCCGGCCTTCATTCCATAAAAATTTCAAATATTCAATTTCAGTAAAACGAAACCGTTCCTGTTCATTAAACCGGTCTTTAATGATTATATTTTTCTCATTACCGTCAAGCAGAATATTATAATAGCATTTGAAAATGAATTTTTGAACGGGAAAAAGAGGAGGTGTTCCACCAATACCGAGTCCGAGTCCCCATGGAGCCTCAGCAAACTCGATTATATTTCTCTCAGACTCATCTTTTAATTTTGCGGAGTTTATATATTCTGAACATAGATCGGAAAGACTCATCTTATGCGACCGTTTTTATTAATTTTTCGGCCTGTTGTTCCCAACCTTCGAGATTAGTTTTAAATGCGTGAAAAAACATTTCGCGGTACTCCGGAGGTAATTTTATCTGGTCAAAAGTATTCGATATGACTTCCAAGAACAATTCAAAAACTTTCCTGAACTTAGGCCCACGAAGATCAAGATCTCCTGTGGTCGCCGTCAGAGACTGCTTCTGAATTAACGTCTCAGACATGTATTTCAAAAGCGTGCCCCGTTTTAAAGAAATAAAAGATGTGTCCTTACCATCCTTATTTTTCTTTACACGGAGACTCCTTAAAGAACTTTGCTCCTCAGCCAAACCCATAAGAACAGTCTTTAATACTGTATCCGCAGGATCATCATCCCTGATAGCTATGCAGATCTCGTCATTGGCAAGCTCTTCGGCCGGCGTAACAGCCACTTCCTCAAGAGTCTGAGGAACTGGATAGTTATCTGGCCGTGTAACAGAGTTAAAGGTATCAAGATTAGCTTGTGCGTCTTGCCTATGAGAACCATCACCAGGCATTTTATACCTCTACCTTTTGTGATTTCATTTTTAAGACAACAAGTTTCCATCCATTTTTAAGACACAATTCTTGTATGTGTTCCATACCGACAAAATTTTCAGAAACCGTAACAACCATTGGTTCATCTCACGTTTTAGAGTTAAAATTGCAAAATATCTTTCTATAAAACAGAATCAAGGCCAGAGTGATTTCCTAAGTCGACAACTTCCACGGCCCCGGCCGAGGCGGGAAGAGACGTGTCGAAAGCAATATCTGTGTTGGCGCCACTGAAAAAGTCTATGTACTCATTACTAGTGGCCTCGATCGTACTCGGATCAGGAAGAGTCTCTTTAGGTTTAAGCTCGGGAGCCTTCTCTTTTTCAATCTTCACAGGAGCATTTGCCTTAACACCGATCGGAGACGCATTAAAAGCCTTCAATGCACTAGCCAGAACTTCTTTTGCTTCGGCAATCGGGAGCTTCTCCGAAAGCATAGAAGCAACTTTTCGTATGCTGTCACCCTTCCTCAAAGCCTCAAGGGCCGTGGTAACATGCTCAGAGGAAGCAGACTTCCCCGTAAGGTTATAAAAATAACCTTGCTGACCAATGATTTTACCGGTTTTTCTTCCTACATCCTCTTCCTCTACTTTAATAGGAAGTTTCCGACCGAGTTTCTTTAGTTCTTCACCAATATATTCAGGAATTTCATTGGCTGTAACAAGCTTGTCGACATTCTCTGAAATAAGGCCCTGGTCGGAAATGACCATGGCAAGATATTTTCCAGACTGCTTAAGGTCTTCGACCGCGTATTTCTGTCGGAGCATCTCTTTAAGGGCCTCTTTTGATTTACCCTTGGCCAGCTGTTCCCGAGCAAATGTAATGATCGGGCGTACAACTTTGAAATTCAATTCTTCCTGGACAAATTTGGCCTGATTCGATAACTTTTCATTATTTGCCGAGAAATCTTCACTGATCTTCGGCGCCGCCTTAGCTGTTTTGACCACTTCCTTTGTTTTTACATGCAGAAAAGCGTCTCGAAGGGTCTCTTTGGAATTAATTACAAAATCCTTATCGATCCGGCCGGCTTCAACCAAATGGGTCTTATACTGATTAAAGAGATCTTCATTATAATCAACACTGGCCACAACATTTTTACGAAACGTCGACGCCAATAAATAAATAACGTTCGGACTAATCTTGCTGGCATTGACCACGATCTCCCGAGCAAGGCGGGTCCGATGAAGCTTCAAGAATTCTTCGGCTTCCCGAGCTGAGGCAAAAGCTGAGGCATCGATATAGACATTACCCAATAAGCCCTGCTCACTGGAGAGCTTCTCAAGGGCATCCTTGGCCTTCAGAATCTTGTCTGACGAATGCCTAGACCGGAGATGCTCGACGAAGTCCTTGCCCTTATAACCGAGCATCATAGCCTGTTTGGCGTCTCGGATAACCTCATCCACGACATCTGCATCCTTCTCGACCGCGGAACGGCATCCACAAGGCTGAGCAACACCTTGATTAGGAACCAAGTTGATTCCGGTGCTCTCTTTGGTTCCCCACAGATCTGCGAGCTTAGGAAGGACCCGGACTGCATTATTGTCGCTGGGATAGTTATCATAAGACGCAGGATGCGGATCGAGCCAATCGTGGTTCACAATTGACGGATATTTGGGGCATGTGCCGATGATGTCTGGGGTTAGGTCACCTAACATGATGGACTCCTTTATTTAACGAAAATATTTTTTTAATGACTGAGTCACAGCCGAAGCCAGTTTATCCTGGGCTTCTTTTTTTATTTCAACTGGTTCTTCTTCAACAGTTACTATATCATCATTACTAATGTCATCACTATTTTCAGGAATTTCTTCTACTTTGTCCACGGCCTTATCTTTTTCCTTGATAAGCTCTTTTACTTCGGCATCAGCCTCAGCATTCCACCGCGGATTCGTGAGCTCATCGGCTATGCAATCAGCCACATTACTCAAAGTATGTACGGATGTATTAATCGATTGCTTTACATCTTTGACCGGTATGATATACCCGATTCCACCGAGCTTCCCATCTGGGCTGATTTCCGGACTTTTTACCCTGGAGAACTCATTAAGGGCTGAGGTAAGGGTTCCCACAGCTATGCTCACATTATGAAGTATATGCTTTAAATGCTTTAACTTCTTCGGGTTGTAGGTGAAATCCTCAGGAATTTCACGGCGAAGAGCTGCACCAGCCGCTATTTTTATGAGCTCGGGATGATCTGTGAATCTTTGTCGTGCCATATTAGTTTCCTATTAAAATTTGCTGTTATCTATTGTTACAGCCACAACTACCATTGCAATAGCAGCAGCAACAATAATTGCAATACCTGCTATGAGCATAATAAACCTCTATATCTTTAAGGGCTGTTTGGTGTCTGGATTAAAAAGCCGCTCTATAACGACTTTACCGTTCTTATCCTCACTAATTCTCCAGAGATCTTTCTCAGCCTTATGCACGAGAGTGTCATTGCTGACTCGAAAAAAGTTACAGAGGTCGCTCATAGAAGCAACCTTAATCTTATCGGCCGTAAGGTACTCGTCCATACCGCAGACATCTTCCTCGTCTTTAATGTTACAGGCATCCTTAATAAGGCTGTTGTACATTAGGTCCCAGGTAGGTTCGACATATTCTTCCATAAATTCTCCTTTAAATTCCATCTGGCCAGCCCCCTATGTCTCCGCCAGTTGGAGGCTCTTCACATTCCAATCCTTCAGGATCCGGACCGTCTCCCCTTGGCTTCACATCAGTCACTATGGGATCATGTGGAGCACTGAAATCCCCCTGGCCAATATCTATATCCCTTACAGGCCTCTCCCCTTGTCGGGGGATGTCAAATCGAGGCATATTATATTGATCGTATAAACCTTCTAAGCTCTCAAGGATCTCTTCCGTTCCAGACGGCACCTCTTGATCATAGTAGTAATTTACTTGTTCCGGAGGATTCTCTATTTCTGCTATGATCTGCCGGGCTATGGCCCTTAGGTTGTCTGCCACCTTCTTCCATGGAAACCCAGGATAAACATAGACCCTTTCCCACTGTTTAAGGGCTGACTTCAACTTTAAAAGCTCAGCCTCGTCTGTCTCCGTCTCCAGAAGCTTACGTATGGTATCTGGAGGGCAGGTCAAATAAGGATTGCGGTCCTCCGTGCCCGGTAAGTTTGAAAAACCACCGGGTTGATGAAAAATTGAGTCTCCATGTCTCTGTAACAAATAGAATATCCTTAGCTTAAAGACAACCTGAAGAATCTCTCGTATTGAAAGATTATTACGGTTTTTAGCCAAAAAGTCCTGTAATTATCTATTAATAGCATTTATATATGTATAGGCCGTGGTGTGCAGGCTTTTAAAAAGCACACAAGGGTAGAACCGCCTTTCCTGGTTCTGGCAGTAAGGTTCAACTGCTCAAATTGGACCAAACCGGCTGACCGTAATACGTCGCCAAAAACAAAGGAGTCCATTATGGACATGTCTTTTTCCTCTATCGATTTCCGCATTCAACAAGCTTCAAAAACCCTAAAAATTACAGAAGCCGACTTAATAGAATGCCTAAAAAATACTTTAGGTATTGAACCAGACCAAGAAGGGCTTCAACTCTTAGATGCCGAAACAACAACAGAAGATATTATTTTCTCCTCTTTAACTCCTGTTGTCAAAGCTCCTAGTGGGGCTGTTTACTACAAATCTGGACCTGATAGCTCATTCCCATTACTTGCAAGGAAAGCAGCCTCAGCAATTTTAAAAGGCCGAGACCCATTCAAAAAATCTGAGCAAGTGTCAGGAAAAATTGTCGAACCAACAATAACAAATAATAGTGGTTCCTGGCAGGTTTCTCCGACCACAACAACCTCAAATGCACAATTACTTGACGGCTCCATTGTAGCCAATCAATTTATTGATCTTGCCAGAAGTCTACGTGATCCCAAACAGATGAAAGATAAAGAACTACTTGAAATGTACAACCGAGATAGGGACTACGGAATCGAGCAAGAGCTCCATCACAGGGCAAACTACGGTGCATTTGTTGTATTAAAACCAGGTCCCAAGATCTTCGACACAAGTGAAAGTATCGGTAAAAAAGCCATAGACATAGATATGAGCCTAGACCTGCTTAAAAGATCTCGTCGCATGGTTAACCCATCGATTGTACGCCAAGGTGACGTGTTTGTCAACGTGTACCGCATTAGCGAATTGAACCCCGAGGACCAGGTCATCGAAATGTGCCCTTTTTGCAAAGAGGCACTCTATAAAGGCTATTGTGAAGCCGACAACGCCGATTTTTCCGGAATGTCGGATAATGTTAAAGCTTTCATCCATCTCATTACTAAATCGGCCAACTATGAGAAATCAGACCGTAAAGATATTCTGATCAGTGCAGGTAAAGGCCTCGATGATCTCCGAAAAACATGGCCCAAAGTAGCCAGAGAATACGACCGGCTAGATCTGGTAAACGATCTTCCACGGTTAAAAATAAGTCGGAGTCTTCCGAACTCAAAGCCGGCCGACCCTTTCCACACAAAGTAATTAAAAAGGGCTCTCTTTTATTAAGAGGGCCCTATCTTCAGAAAGGATATATAACATGTATCACGATATCTTAGGCTTTTCCATAACGCCTTTTATGCAAAGGATCATGAATATAAACGGCTTCTTTGCTTCAATTATGCGGGCGGAGAAGAAATCGAATGACAATGGTCGACTCCCTCCAGGAATTCCTATCCCGGTCCTTCCCGTAGACTATTTAAAATCCCGGCCGGATAACTGGGTGGGTGGCGAGGGAAGCTACATATGCCCCGTCGATGAGGGCTGGTCCCTGTGGTTCAACTATTCGATGAATAATCCGGCCAATACAGCTGTCCTGACCTCGGTAAAAGGTATGAATCCTTTAACCGGTCAGCGTACTAATGGCTATGAACTCGAGGAATATCAGGACGAATGTCCCGTTCACCATAAGCCCTTCAGCAAAGGAAGGCTCTGCAAAGAGTGTGGGTTTAAATGGCCCGCCCAGAACTTTATCGCCCAACCTACAAGCCTGTACTTGGACGGGTTTGTGACTCCAGATGGTGTCCGTCAATTCTATTTCACAGAAGACATGGCGAAGTCTGTTCCTGAGCTCTGCATCGGACGTGAAGATACAGTCCCCGCATTTGGCTTTGCATTTTTTAAGCTCAAAAATTATAACCCGACCTGGGAAGGTGGAAACCATATTAAAAACGAATTTCCAAAGGATTCTCAAAGTAATATTCATTTTTACGGAAGCTCGGTAGGAATCGGCGTACTTGGATCAACGGGAGTGCTTGGCATTACAGGATACAGAGGACCAACGGGAATACCTGGAATACCTGGTACAAAAGGAGAAGGAGGCAGCTATACCCCTGGTAGTTTTACTACCTTATCAGAATCTCGAGGATATTATGCCAGCACCCATGGCCGAGGATGCGGAATGTCTTTATGTAATGCATCTGCATCTTCAGAAACCTCCATAAACTTAATTCATAGCACTGGTTTTGAAAGCCACATAGAAGATCCAAAAACATACTCCTCTGACTTAGTAGCCTCGTATAAGGCCAGGAGTGAAGTCGGAATCGGAGCCGGCGCCAGAATAAATCAATCCATCAGCAAGAGCAAAAGACCCCTTGAAGACTGGGAAAAGAAACCGGCCGGAGTCATTCGACTGTACTTCGTATTCCAGGAAGAATTTGAAAAATATGCCGCGGACGGATTCAATAACCTTGAAGGCAATAAACTAGGCTATCTAGAAGGCGTACCAGTAGAAGGAGTGAGTGTATGATTGACCTACTATTTATCTGCGACATTACAGGATCCATGGGCGGATTTATCGACGACGCAAAAAGGCGAATGAAAAATATACTGAATCAGCTCACAACAGAATTCAACGTTGACACAAAAGTAGGGTTATCCCTTTATCGAGACCATCCCTCCCAGGGAGACTCTTTCGTTACAGTAACTTTCGATCTCATGAATATTGATGAGATCCAGAACAAGATCGATTTAATAACTGTTGGAGGAGGTGGAGACACACCAGAGGCTGTCCTTGATGGCATCATCGAAGGCGTTAATTCTATGAGCTGGAGAGAAGGCTCGAGAAGAATAGCCTTCCTCATAGGAGATGCACCGCCCCATGGCATGGACGGCTCGGAATGCTGCACCTGTGGCAAGACTTGGGGAGACGCTATTCAAGTAACGGAAGAGAAAAATGTGCCCATCTATTCAATTCCTTTGACCCATGACAGTGATACAGAGTCCTCTTTTAAGACTCTAGCCACCTTCTCAGGCGGATTAATGATTCAAGCAGACAACGCCCTGGATGCTGTGATCAAGACATTGCGGGAAGAGTTTGATGAAATAAATCTTGGAGCTCAGGTCTTAGACATGCTCTCCAAAGACACGACTCCAGAGGATATCTGCAAAATGCTGAACATTAATCGAGAGAAGTTATCCGAGCTAGAAACCAAATCAATGGTGTGCTAATTCTTGCAGAAACCTGAAATCCTCTAAGGCGCCAGCTTTCCTCGACGGATCGCACAGAAGAGCACTTGGATGATAGGTAACGAGGACGGGGAAGCCCCTCTGAGCATATCTAGAGGGGCTTTCTTATGCTCTGGCAGAAGACCTTTGACCGGCCTATTGTGGTGGCACTTGCCTGATCACAAGCCCACGGATTTATCCGTGGGTAGTTGACTGCATATCTTTAATTGTCTTAAAAGCCTGAGTCATACCATCAACGGAATGCTCAAACCACTTATCCCCTGCAGACTTTCCTTTTTTATAAATAACCAACTTTATAGGCCCTGAAACCATGCCCCATTCTAGGTCAATTGTGAGCTTTTTAGAACTCACAATTCTTCTGCAGAATCTCTGTTCTTCAATTTTAAAATGCGGACACCAATCTTTATGAGTAATTCCTATACCAAAGTGATCTTCTGGAGAAAAAGCAGGATCTTTAATTAAATTACAATGACATAGATATAAAGGGTCTGATTCTTTAAAAAGTTTCATTTTTTCTTCGTATAACCGCTGATACTCTTCTTGCTCCTTCCTTCTAGTCTTTTCTTCCTCCGAAACTTCTTCGTCTAACAATTTAAATTTTAGACCTTCTCTCTTTAAAATTTTAATTGCCCTTATTTTTTTAGGCTTGGCAGGCTTATTGTCGTCATCTTCATCATCTTCGTCGTCATACGACCGAGTGCTATAAGCTTTAACGATGTCCTCAGACTCAAAGACAGGCCACATAGGGTCTTCGTCAATATCACTATCCTCAATTGTAATCTCTGGCCACCCGTTCATAGGGTCCGAAAAATCGTAAAATCTGAATTCGTAAGGACAGGCCCATATACACCCACAGACCACGAGTATTTTTGAAGTGACGTCAAAACGATAATTCGCCCAACAAAATCCTACACCATCTTTTGCTTCAGTAGGTACAAAGTCTAATCTTTTCCCGGTGTCCAATTCAAGGACTGTTTGTCCTTGATAATCTTCCCCACAGACAAGGTATTGATGACTATTCGGATGATCTATCCAAGAATACGGGAAGCTACAATAATTGCGTTGAACTTCAAATAATGGCTTGTCACTTCCCACTCTAAAAACGAGTCCCTGTGAAAAATTCCAGCAATCTTTTTTAGTCGCATATGGAGCAATCACAATCCTATATTTTCCATCTGGGGATAACTTATCCTCAAAAACTTTACCGGCATTTTTAGGGACAAAAAATTTCGAAATTTTACTTTTCTTTGCGATTTCAAGCTCATTCATTTTTTATATCCTTAGCAGAGGTATTTAATTTAATTACATTTCCTAACTTAGACCAATAAGTTCCACAATCATAACATTTACGGACTATAGCTTCATGCTTAGATAATATAATGATATCTTGATTTATATGAATATTTGTAGCCATATTGTATTATACAATTTTCCGGCAGGCTCAAGCGAACTTTTTTCCTAAAGCTATAGCATATCTATTACGTCCTTTAGGAATCCGCCCGGGCGGTGGTCTTAAAATAGCGGGCTGAGGAACCATGTGATCTCGGCCTAGTGATACACCACGAAGAATCCGCTCAGCAGCATTAGGCTCCACAGGACGAGACCCAGAAACAGTAATTCGAGCAACGCCAAAAGGATTAGTACAGACAAGTCCAATTTGTTCAGAAAAATTAAATCCGATTTGCCTCATTTCTGGATCGTCAGCACTAAGAACCTCTATATCTTGCCGTATGGGAAGCTGACCTACGAACTGAGGCTCTGCAAGAAAATATATCTGACCCGGAGGAATAGCCCTGGACACTGTTATCTGAGCACCCCATAAGGACCCCATTAATCCTTGCCGTAGTTCTGAACTATGGGTATTTATATTAAGCTGGTCTCTTCCATATCGACGTATATCTGAATATTCTCTAGCATTCATAAGAACATTTGCCATTCTCAAATCACTACGCTCAATCATAACAAATCCTTCAGCCATCACCTCAATATCGAGCTCGGAAACCGTTGCAGTTCTTCTAATTATAGCCGGATCAGAATCTACTGGATCATATGAAACGGCTGAGTCCAGAACCATAAGAGCTCTTTCTTCTTCTCCTGCTCTTATTTCCTGGTAAGCTATATCTTGGGCTCTTTCAAAAGCATCAGACGCGGAATGTCTTAACATCGTTAAAGAAATCTGAGGAGCAGATTGGACTGGAAATATAGGAACTACAATACGAGGGGACTCAGAAACTGAAACAGACTCACCATCTTCACTTACATAATGAGCTCGGCCAGTCGTATCATATATTGGAATAGTTTCTTCTAGAAGAGACTGTACTAAAAAAACACGACGAGCTATGGAACCCATGTCCAAACGTCGTCGCATAGGATTTACCATTGAAGCAGCAAGTCTTTGACGACCTTCAGAGGTCTGCAAGAACTGATTTATTAGTTCATCTTTTTCTTTAACGGAGGACGCCTTCTTTGAGGAAGGCTCTTTAACAGACTTCCGGAGCGGAGGCTTTTTATTTAAGGCTATGCTGTAGCGATCCATTATGTTCTCACTACTCTAACAGTTGCACGAGAGTTAACGATTGCAACGTAAGGCTCAAACGTATATCCAATAAAACTAGAAAAACTAGAAACTTCTGAGGACTGAGGATGGTTTATGACCTCGAGCTCCCCGGTAGATTTTAAAAACCACCCGGTCAGAGGCTCTTCAACAGGCTTCCGGGGCGGAGGCCTTTTCCCTAGAGCTATGGAGTAGCGATCCATGTTGATCCTATTTTATTTGTATTTATAGACCTGCGTGATCGGTCCCAAAATCTCTTTTTCCAGAATAGAATTAATATCTTTGATTTTATGAGGTATTCGAACAAGCCTGATTCCATTATCTGCACAGAAATTATTTTTTATGCGGTCATGTTTCTTGGTTTCTTTAAAAACTCTCTCTCCTCCAAAATAGTCAACAGGTTGAAAATGGTGTAGACCATCAAACTCTATACAAGTATTATGATCTGGAAGATAAAAATCAAATTGTAAAGGATTTTTGTCTCGACAGCCTTCAAAAGATCTTTCTCGCTCATAAGCTGTTTTATGATTCTCTAAAAACAGACTTATCTTTTTCTCTCCCTGAGATTCCAAACAAATGGCACAACCACTCCCTTTAAAATGAGCCTGCGGTCGCTGCTCGAAAATGCCATGTTTTTTACATATGATTTTAACTTTAGTACGACAATTTTTATAATCTACCAGACTGTAATCGTATATACCACCATGTATCTTTGTACAACGCTCCTTAAATATCTCGGTAGTTAATAAGCTCCATTTACCACATATAGGACAACCTTTTTTCATCAAATGACATCCAGGAGTCATTAAAAATGGGCCATGTAACTTACATATAATCTTAACTTTTTTTTCAATTCCCTGGTAATCCACCATAGAATAGTCATATCGATCACCAAACTTTTTTGTAGCCCTCTCTAGAAATTCCTGAGTACTAAATCTTCGTTTATCTGCACGACTTATTTCTGCACATTTAGGACATCCACCCATATTTCTAAGATGGTTATTTGAAGTAACTTCAAACGGACCGTGTTTCAAACATATGATCTTAATTTTAATCCAACTCTTTTTATAAGCTACTAGAGAATAATCATATTGATTATAAATCTTTTTTGCTTTCTCAATAAAGGTGGTCGTCGTCATTTGATTATAATGAACAAGTTCTCGAGCACATCTTTCACATCCTTTACCAGAAAGATGTCCAAAAGGACGCTGTTTAAATACACCATGTTTTGGACAAATTATATCAACTTTTATATTGCTTTTTTTATATTTTACTAATGAGTAGTCATATTTATCTATGCCATGGATACTTTGGGCCTTTTTTTTAAACTCCTCTGTATTTGAAACTCGTTTTATTTTTCCCATAATTTACATCACCATCGAAAAAACGGCCGCACTTCCACGATCAAAGTGGGGTAAGTGGACTTCATGAAGAAGATAGAGATTAGCCTTCAAAAACACCAACAAATGATGATACCGCCTGTACTCAGGATGAGCCTTAGCCTCTTCCTTCAGCCTCATCAGGCACTTCTCAAACCGGTGCCGGACCTTGACCTGAGTCATGTGCTTCTTTTCGTCCGTGAGATTATATTTTTCATTTAATAACTGAGCCGTTTTACTCTGGCAGGTTGTCTGCATCATAAACTTTATTATTTCACGTTCAGTTTCTTCGAAGAGCTTGCCGAGATCCCGGTCTATCTCTTCTTCCGTAATCTTGGGTAAGTCTCGTAAAAATATAAGGCGTTTCTTAGCCCGGGACAGCCGGCTGGAGATAGCCCCCTGCGTTACTCCAAACATCTTAGCTATATCCTTCTGGTTCTTCCTGTAGACGCAGTAGAGCTCGACCAGGTCGAATTCCCGAGTCGGGAGCCGGTTTAGGAAAGGCTTTATATCCTCAAAGCTGATGGATTCATTTAAAAAGCCATTATAATTGATCGCATTCTCATTTGAGAATCTTGCATCGATTTCCTGAAAATCCATGTTTTTAAGCACAGAACTAGTCCTCATCTTTACTGCCCTCCGTAATTGTTATATTATTTGAAAAATAAAGAGCAGTAATTCTTTTGTCCATAGATCTCCTTTTAATCAAAAAGTGAAAAACTTTTAATGGACGGACTATATCTATTATTAAAACCAGATGCGTCAATAAAGACCTTCGTGAACCCTTCCGACTTAATAGACCC